GTGGTATCTGTATACAAGGGGGCATACGTAATGCTAATCAACGTGTGTATCCTGTTAATGAGATTAGCAAGGCTGTTAAGACTCTTAACGATCAGATTCAGAACGGCTATTCAGTACTCGGAGAAGTAGATCATCCCGATGATCTAAAAATTAACTTGGATCGAGTAAGCCATATGATAGTAAACATGTGGATGGAAGGTCCAAACGGTTACGGTAAATTAAAAATTTTACCTACACCAATGGGACAATTAATTAAAACAATGCTAGAAAGCGGAGTTAAATTAGGCGTATCAAGTCGCGGATCCGGAAACGTTAGCGATAGCGGTTCCGGTGAAGTATCGGATTTTGAGATTATCACAGTAGACATGGTAGCTCAACCAAGTGCTCCAGGAGCATACCCAACACCAATCTATGAACACCTTATGAATAATAAAGGTGGTTATAGTGCCTTACGCATAGCGCAAGAGGTCAAAGGCGATCCTAAAGCACAGAAATATCTCAAAGAGAGCTTATTAGGAATAATAAGCAAACTCCAATAACAAGGAGAATCACAAATGTTGGATGCATTAAAACAATTATTCGAAAACAATGTGATTTCTGGAGACATCAAGGAGTCAATCGAAGCAGCATGGGAAGCGAAGATCACTGAAAATCGCGAACAAGTTGCTCAACAATTGCGTGAAGAATTTGCACAAAAATACGAACATGACAAGAATACTATGATTGAAGCAGTTGATCGTATGATCACTGACGGCATTTATGGTGAAATTGCTGAGTTTGTTGACGACCGTAATTCATTAGCAGAAATGAAAGTAAAGTATGCTAAGAAGATCAATGAAGATGCTAAATTAATGAGTAAGTTTGTAACTAATCAGTTAGCATCAGAAGTTCGTGAATTGCACGAAGATCAAATGATTATGGCCAAGAAGTTTGGCAAGTTAGAACAATTTGTTGTAGAAGCTCTAGCTCAAGAAATAACCGAGTTTTATAAGGATAAGCAAGACGTAGCTGAAACTAAAGTCCGCTTAGTCCGCGAAGGAAAAGAACAACTTAAGAAAGTTAAGGAACAATTTGTACAACGTGCAGCTACAATGGTCGATAAAGTTGTTAGTGAAGGCTTACGCACTGAACTTACATCATTAAAAGAAGACATTGATTCGGCTCGTCGTAACGACTTCGGTCGTAAGTTATTCGAAGCATTTGCTGCCGAATATACAACTAGTTACCTAAACGAAAAGTCAGAAACTGCAAAATTACTCAAAGTCATAGACATGAAAGAATTGGCATTGGCAGAAGCACAAAACGCAGCAGTACAAGCTAAAACAATAATAGAAAGTAAACAAGCAGAGATCAAAATGCTTAAAGAAGCACAAGATCGTAAGGAAATCATGAATGAATTACTTGCTCCATTAAACACTGAGCAACGTGAAATCATGGGTGAGTTAATGGAGAGTGTGAAAACATCAAGACTTGCTGAAAGTTTTGATAAGTATCTACCAGCGGTTGTAGCTGGCAAAGCTCCGCAGAAGAAAAAGGCACTATTAGAGGCAAAGGAAATTACAGGAAACAAAGTTTCCAACAGCATCCGTAGCAGCGAGGAAGACAATAATATTGTTGACATTCGTCGCCTTGCTGGACTTAAAATTTAAGGAGAATTTAAATGTCAGAACTACTAAACGGCCGTTGGGCAGAAACTAAAGAAGCTCTTTTAGAAGGCCTACAAGGCACAAAGAGATCAGTAATGGGCGTGACCCTTGAAAATACTCGTAAGTATCTTTCAGAATCCGCTACTGCTGGAGGCACTTCTGCCGGCAACGTTGCCACATTAAACCGTGTTATTTTACCAGTTATCCGTCGTGTTATGCCAACCGTTATTGCTAACGAATTAGTTGGTGTACAACCAATGACTGGCCCAGTTGGTCAGATCCACACATTACGTGTTCGTTATGCAGATAACGCTACAGGTGTTGTTGCTGGTGAAGAAGCATTAAGCCCGTTCAAGATTGCAGCAGGTTACTCAGGTAACGGCGCAGATCCTGGTTCAAAGGCTTCTACTACAGCGTCTTTAGAAGGACAAGCTGGAAACAGAATGTCAATCCAAATCTTGAAGCAAACTGTTGAAGCAAAGACTCGTAAGTTATCAGCTCGCTGGACTTTCGAAGCTGCACAAGATGCTCAAGCACAACAAGGTATTGACATCGAAGCAGAAATTATGGCTGCTCTTGCACAAGAAATTACTGCTGAAATCGACCAGGAAATTCTTGGTTCATTATTATCATTAGCTGGTTCAGCTACTGAAACTTTTGACCAAAGTGCAGTATCAGGTACTGCTACATTCGTCGGTGACGAACACGCTGCATTAGCTGTTCAAATCAACCGTGTATCTAACTTGATTGCACAACGTACTCGTCGTGGTGCAGGTAACTGGGCTGTTGTTAGTCCATTTGCTTTAACTATTCTTCAATCTGCAACTACTTCAGCTTTTGCTCGCACAACTGAAGGTACTTTTGAAGCTCCTACAAACACAAAGTTTGTTGGTACTTTAAACAATGCAATGAAAGTTTATGTTAACACATACGCACAAGACACACAAGATGTATTAATTGGATATAAAGGTTCTAGCGAATCTGATGCAGCAGCATTCTACTGCCCATACATTCCATTAATGTCAAGTGGTGTTGTTCTTGATCCGTCAACATTCGAACCAGTAGTAAGCTTCATGACACGTTATGGTTATGTTGAGCTTTCTAACACAGCGTCATCTTTAGGTAACGCTGCTGACTACTTAGGTCGTGTTGCAATCGCTAACGTTTCTTTCAAGTAAGAAATTACTTTTTAGTAAACTATTTGGAAAGGCTCTTCGGAGCCTTTCTTTTTGATCGCATAAATACATTATCATAAAATGAGCTGCTCTTATAAGCAGACTTATGCGGTACCCGCCGCGTATGATCTAGAAAATCTTAAGGAGAAAACAATGGGACGTCCATTAAATAAAAAATATTTCGGTAACCGCAATGTCGGTGCCAACGGTCAATTCGTATCAAATGGTTCATTAGTTGCCGGCGCAGAAATCGGCGGAGAAGGTATTGCAGGAGTAACTTTTACTGCACGAGGTTCGTACACAACTCGCCCAACAGTAACAATTCCTGCACCTGCTATGGCTGATGGAGTAACCGCAGCATCGGTTGCAGTTATTTCTCGCGCAAAAACATTAACTGCTGCACCATCTGGTACACAAACAATTGCATACCAAGTCGGTCAAGTTTTAACACTTGGTACAAATGGTACAACTGCAACTGTTGCAACATTAGCAGCAACCGGTTCAAATACAGCAACTAATATTACCAGCTCTGGTGTATTAACTGTTGGAACAAATATTACAATTACACAAGGTACAAGCATTACTTTCGGTGCTTCTACAGGTACAGGAGGTACTCCTCTTGCAAATAACACTTACTACGTTCTAGCATCAGTTTCTAGTTCAAGCACAGTTCAAATTACGGACACCTATGCTCATGCAGTAGCAGGAACAGCAGCATCATTTACTGCTGGAACAATTTCAGCTTCTACAACTATTACAACTGGTAGTTCAGCAGGTGCAATTGCAACAGTTAGTACTACACCAACTGCACAAGGTTCTTATACAACATTAGTTACCACTGCACAAGCGACAACTACTGTTAACGGTGGTGCGGGTGCAACTATTACAGTTTCAGCATTTGAAGCAGCTAGCGTAACTGTTGGAACAGCAGGATCTGGTTATACCGGTAATGAAAGCATTACATTTACTCAATCAGTTACTGGTACTATTGTATTAACAACTGACAGTGGTGCAGTAGGCTCGGCAACTAACAGAGAAAATGCTATCCTTGCATGGGCATATATTGGTAGCTCTTTAGTTGAGGTTGACATTCAAAAACAACAATCAGCAAAAAGATACCGTATTAATGCAAATAGTGAAGAAGCAATTCACGGTACTCGTATTGGACGTCTTCGTTATGACGGCGTAGCGGACGGAACAAAATTGTGGAACGCGCAACAAGGTGTTGAAATGAACATCATTGCTAAAGATTCGGATGGTAAAACTTACTTTGTTAAGAAATTAACTGCACATACAGCAGTATTAGTACCAGCAGCAATTAATAATTCTACAATCGGAATTAATACTAGTGCAGGT